ATGACTACAAAGGTAACCGTAAGAACGCTAAGCCTATGGATCCTCAGGTAATCGAACGTAGGCAACTACTAACAGAGTACGCATGGGAGACAGGTTGTTTCAAGTCAGACAACTGTGAAGCAGATGACATAGTATCCATATGGGCCCAAGAAGCCTTTGAAGCTGGAGAGTCATATGTTATAGCTCACATCGACAAGGACATTGATATGGTTCCGGGTTGGCACTTCAACTTCAACAAGAAGACTACATACTTCATTGATGGTGACACAGGACACTACAAGATGTGCTTACAGATGCTCACAGGAGACAGTACAGATAACATCTTTGGACTCAAAGGTATCGGCCCTAAGAAAGCCGAGAAGATATTACTCAATGTACCGACAAGTGACATGCTCAGGGTTGTTGGAGAGACATGGCGTGACCATCACCCTAGGGACTGGAAGGATAAGTTAGAAGTATGCTGGAACCTACTGTATATGCGTAGGGATTGGAATGGCTTTAGACGACTTACACTAGAAGAGGTATTTGGAGATGAACAATAATCTAGGACACTGGACATATGCCGAAGGGACATTCGATGTGAATGACTACTTTGGATTCATTTATTTAATAACCAACAAAGTGTCTGGCAAGAAGTACTTAGGTCGTAAGTTCTTCCATATCCACCAGAAGCGTAAACGTGTACGTGAAAGCAACTGGAAGGTGTATACAGGCTCCTGTAAGCCCCTCACAGCAGACATCAAAGCCCTAGGTAAACCTAAGTTCACCTTTGAGATACTAAGCTTATACACAACCAGAGGAGGCCTAGGGTACTTCGAGACTTATCATCTATGCGCTCTTAATACTCTAACTGAAAGAGACATCAATGGTGTGCGTACTTGGTACAATGGAAACGTAGGTGCTGTACGCTGGATACCTTCAATGGAGCTGCAAGAGTCCGAGAAGTTTATAGCAGACCCCTCAGTAATCATACGTGTACCTGTTGTAAAGTTATACAAGTTTATCCACAAAGATGGTACACAGGTAGAGAGTACACCTGAAGACTTAGTTAAGGATTACAAGTTGAACCTAATATCAGTGGTTAAGCTGACTACAGGTTCCCAGAAGACACATAAAGGTTGGACACTACTTAAGGAATAACATGAAGACAAATACACAGCAGAAGGTTGAGCCAGCAGAGTACCTTGAGAAGCCTAAGGGCAAGAAGCAAGAACGTATTAACTCCAAGGCTAAGTCAAGTGCTAGGCGTAGAGATAACAGATTAACTGAAGAAGAAAGGTGGAACTAAAATGTCTGAGACATTCACTAGGCATTACCCTTGTCTACATTGTGGGTCGTCAGATGCAGTAGCACTGTGGTCTAATGGACGTGGAAAGTGCTTTGCATGTGATAAGCCTGCATTCCTAGATCAATATGACGACTCAGTTGAGTCACAATTTAAACCTAACAACCGACAAGTGGATTACGATATGAGTTCTGAAACTCTAGAAGCAATTAGTGGCTACGACACAGCTGGTGTACGTGAGCGTATGTTAACTAAAACAGCATGTGCAGTGTACGATATGAAGGTTGCCTACAACGCAGCTGGTGTTATCGATACCCATTACTACCCTTACACAGTTAAAGGTGAGGCAGTAGCATACAAGAAGCGTACACTCCCCAAGGACTTCCGAGTAGTTGGTGATCTAAAGCATAAGGGGTTAGAGCTATTTGGACAATCTAAGTTCCAAGGTGGTGGTTTCAAGTTAGTTATCACTGAAGGGGAGCTAGATGCTATTGCAGTGCAGCAAGCTATGCTTACGAAGTACAACAAGACATACCCTGTAGTCTCAATACCCTCTTCTTCTTCACTTAAAGTTCTTGTGCATAACCGTGAATGGATCCGTTCATTCAATGAAGTTATCCTTATGTTCGATGGAGATGAAGCTGGAGAAAAGGCTGTAGCTGAAGCTGCTAAGATTATCGGTTGGGACAAGACCCTAGTGGCTTCCTTGTCTGCTAATGATCCTTGTGACTCCCTATTGGCAAATCCCTTAGAGATCGTAAGTGCTGTCTTCAATGCCCGTAAGTACGCCCCTGCATCCATTGTACGTGGTGAGGCTATCTGGGAAGCATACTTAGAGCGTAAGGAAACTGAATCAGTGCCGTACCCTAAGTGTCTTGAAGGTCTCAACAATAAGCTTGACGGTATGCGTAAGGGTGAGATTGTACTGTTCACCTCAGGTACTGGCTCAGGTAAGTCTACTATGATCAAAGAGATTGTACTGGAAGTGCTAGGCTCAACATCAGATAGTATCGGCATGGTATCCCTTGAGGAATCCATAGGTGACTCAGCAGAGAAGTTCATTAAGATGTTTGCACCAGCTAACCCAACTCAAGAAGAAGAGAGGTCAGCATATGAAATGGTGTTTGGTAATGAAAGGTTAGTACTCCTTGACCACAATGGTGCAGTCTCAGACTCTAGTCTAATAGATCAGATAGAGAACTTGTGTCTACTTGGTTGTGAGTATATAATCCTTGATCACATAACTATCGCAGTATCAGAGGGTGCTGGGGGTAAGACTGGTAACGAGGCTATTGATGCGATTATGTCTGACCTACTCAAAGTAGTTAAGAAACATAATGTATGGCTAGGTTTGATCAGTCACCTACGGAAGTCTCAAAGTGGTAAATCATTTGAAGAGGGATACCTATCCTCTATCGATGACATTAAAGGGTCAGGTTCGATTAAACAGATCAGCTTTGACATCATAACATTCTCACGTAACTTAGTGGCAGAAGATGAAGATGAACGTAACACCATTAAACTTAGAGTGCTTAAGTCTAGATTCACAGGGCGTACAGGTGACTGTGGATCAGCTTACTACGACACCAAGACTGGTAGACTCAAAGGACAAGAAGATTTCCTCGAGTATACTGGATAATACTACAGCTATTGAACGTGTAACAGCGTATATAAAGGAGAGATGTGAGGGTAATACCTTCAAAGGACCAGCACCCTTAGGAGCCAGATTGATATTAGGGATGATACCTTATGGCTATAACTATGAGGACCTAACTGTAAGGGCCGTAATGGCTGCTGTGACAGCTTATCAGAAGTCCCGAAGGTCATCATCAAGCCCCTTCAAACTAACCGTCACATCGTCTGGTATAGGCTTACACGTGCTAGCTGCAATGGGTGTGGTTAATACTAACTATCAGGATATCATAAGTGTTGGTGATCTATACTTGGAAGCTTTCCTACAGCTAGGTTACATCCACATAGAGCGTGAGTACGATGGACGTAGGGCACCTTACATTATAATCCTTGAGGAATCTTGGGTTGAGTTAGGTGACCTGCCCCCTGAGTACATCAGGAATACACTGATTGGTACATCCTTTACGAAACCTAAGGACATTGATTCACTACGTAATGAGTTCACTCAGAAGCCATACATAAAGCGTATGAGTTCAGAGGAAGACTTCGCAAAGGTGATCGATGCACCCTTCGTTAGAGCCTTAAACAAACTACAGCAAACCCCTTGGAGACTCAATGGTAAGCTAGCTAGAGCCTTAGAAACTAACCTTGAACTGTTCATAGATATCAACTGTGCTTCAGTAAAGTCTAGATCAAAAGCTATAGAGATGAAGTTCATCATGTCTAAGGTACATGCAATAGGCCTCAACACCTTCTACCAAATGGTGGAGTGTGACTACAGGGGCCGTATATACTACACTGAACCATTCTTAAACTTCCAAGGATCTGATGTATCCAAGGGACTCTTTGAGTTTGCAGAAGCTAAGCCAATAAACACCGCAGGATTTAAGTGGTTGTGCATACACACAGCTTGTTCTTACAATCAATCGTATGAATTAGGGGAAATACCATCATGGGTAACAGCGGACTATCAAGCTTATCTTCAAGAAGAAGGGCTTACTACAATCTCAGTAGACAAGATGACAATGAAGGACAGAGAACTGTGGACTCTAAACAACCTAGACTTGATCAACCGCTTAGCGGATGGACAGAGCTTTGTGCTAGACGCAGAGAAGCCTGTAAGCTTCTTGGCGTGTTGCTTTGATGTACAAGGTTACCTGCAAGCTAAAGCTGTAGGAGAGGAACACCTGAGCCACCTACCTATCCCCGTGGATGGCAGTAACAACGGATGGCAACACCTAGCAGCAATCTCTAAAGACCAACAGGCTGGCGAACTAGTATCCCTAGTACCCAGTGAGATCCAGAAAGACTTCTATGTACAGGTTGCTAAGAGGTTAATCGAACGTCTACCTGAGTGGTTCTCTGAACGTAACATGCCTATGAAAGCTATAAGGAAAGGGCTAGCTAAGCGTGGTTCAATGACGAGAGCATACTCAGCAGGTCAGAAGAAAATAGCTGTGAACATGCACACTGACTGTAAGGTTGAAGGGTACGACATCAAGTACAACATTAGCGAAGATGACTGCGCACTACTATCTAAGCAATTGATATTGGCTATCAACGATACCTGTGTGGGTCCCTTAAAGACCATGAAGTTCATACAGAAGTTGACTGATCATATCTTATCCTCTGGTGAAACATGTACACAATGGACAACTCCCTCGGGATTCCCTGTTCTGTACGAGATGTGGATACAGAAAGATATGAAGATCCGTGGTACAATCCGTGGTCTTGGTCAAGTAAAGCACAGTATCAAAGTCCCTGTGATTACTCAGGAAGGTGCATTGATACCTTGCCGTAGGTCATTTGCATCTGGATGTAGCCCTAACTTCGTTCACTCAATGGACGCAGCACACATGGCTAAAGTTATCGATAGATTCTCTGGATCCTTTGGAGCTATACATGATTCATTCTCGACTCATGCATGTGATGTTGACAACCTACTTGAGCATACTAAGTGGCAGTTTGCTATGATGTATAACACTGACAACTTCTTTACAACCATAGAGAATATGTTACTAACATCCCGAGAGGGTTACACACTTAAACAACCAGAACTGGGCACCTTAGATATCTCTGAGATACTCGAGTCTGACTACTTCTTTATATAAGGAAATACAATATGAGCAATGTAATGCAGTTCCCTGACAAACATGTAGCTGAGAACGATATGCTGCAAGACCTGAACGTGTTAGTTCAGAAGTACAATGGTGAGATGACTAACGTAGCTATGCTAGGTTGCCTACAAGCTACCTCTAACTTTGTATTTCTAAGTATAGCTGAGACAGCTTTTGATGAAGACACTCCAGAGGGTTAACTTATGTATAGTACATACCAAATGCATTATGATCTTCTGATATACAAGCATGGTACTGAGACTAAGCCAGATGATGGTGCTTACTATGAGCGTCATCATGTAGTACCCAAGTCCCTAGGGGGTTCCAACGAGCCCTCTAACCTTGTGTACATGGCAGGTAAGGCACACTTCGTAGCACATCACTTGCTCTTTAAGATACATGGAGTAGGCCCAATGGCATCTGCTTTCTGGGCTATGTGTACCATGGATAAAACAGGTAGTCGATACCAGATGAACTCAAGGTCCTTCGAGACTGCAAGAGCAGCATCTGCATCTGCTTCCAGTGTGTTCCAGAAGGGAGTCCCTAAGTCTGAGGAACACAAACGTAGAATGAGGAAGCCTAAGTCAGAAGCAGGTAGGGCTAACATGAAGAAGTCACCAGAAACTAGAGCTAAGATGAGTGCATCTCACTTACTAAGAAATAAATTACTAAAGGAATCTAACAATGGATAAAGTATCACACAACGTAGTACCCGGAATTGATGACATGGAATACGTTGAGATGTTCAATCTTGACCCAACACTTGCATACACACCTGAGATTAATGAAGCAATACTATTAAAGGTTAAAGCTGATAATTATGCAGGAGCAATCGCTGATGGTTTATCTGAAGCAGAAGCAACAGCATCCGCAGATAACTCATATAGAGCAGGACAGAACACCGTAGCAAAAGCAATAGCTGATCGTAGCTAACTGCAAAAATAGCCCCCAAGGACTCCTTAATAGGAATCTTTGGGGGCATCTTTTTCTCACTAGAAGTCAAAAGATTTAAGTACATCGGGGTAATACTGGTTACTTGGGTTTGAACCTAGCTCTCTTCCGAGTGCTTCACGTTTCATCTTAAGGTTATTAGCTACCCTTTTTGATAAGTAAAGTGCGTTGTCAGCGTTAGGTTTGTTGATCATAAACAAGGTAAACAGTTGACGATTGGTTATAAGATCTGCAGCCATTTTAAGTCTGAATGCTTCACTCTTACCGTAAACAGCTTCAGCGGTATCTACCCTATCAGAAGCATCCTTAAGTATCTTCCAGAAAGCTATCTCAGCATCAGCATTCAGTCCCTTATCCTTTGAGATAACGTCAATGAAATACTGTGCATGTCTAGCATCAGCAAGACCATCAGGGTTTAGATCAGCAGCAGCGTGTAACTTAGCACGTCCCTTGGCAAGAGCCTCAACTGCACCTGCATGAAGCTCACCAAGTACATCGTACTCTATGGTAGTCTTCTTCCAAGTCCTGTTAAGTGCTGCACTAGCAGCCTCAAAGGATCCCAGACTAGTCATGATGGCATCATAGATAGAGATGACATATGGTGACTTAGTTCCAGTCTCACCTTGTAGTTGCTTCCAACTGTTACCTGCAAAGGTATTAGTTATAGCTGCACCATCTTGTCCAATGACACCTTGAGGTAAGATACCTAGCTTAACTGCACTACCACCACCAGCCTTGACACCTAGGGAACCCATCTTTAACTCACGTGGATGAACCTTAAGTCTATCCTTACCCTCGTTACGTCTTGGGGAACCATCCTTAGCTGTGGATAAAGTACCTAGCTTGGCTTCAACTGTTGGGCCACCTGTTGGTACATAGTCAGCAGAGTTAATAGAGGTAACTGTACCTGTAGCTTTCTGGTATACGATAGGTTCATCAGCAGCCATAGAGGCTTGTGTGAGATCCTTCATAGCCTGACTAAAGGCTACAACATCTGGGCCTAAGGTAATCTCAAGGTTATGTGCAAGTATCTTGTGGAGCATATCAGATACCTCCACCTCACTCCAAGGGGAGCCTTGTACCATTGCAAGTAACTCTGGGCTAGTTGTTATAGCTCTCAACATCTGTGGCTTCATGCTCTCAACAGCCTGACCATATGGCATTGTCATGATGGGTGGCTTAAGGAACTCTGATACGTTCTGAATTGCTAAGTCTAAGAATCTCTTAACGGATTCATAATCAGCATCAACAGAGTACGCACCATTGAACTCAGGTGAACCAACAAGGTCCATCAATGAGTTACCCATGTTAGTTGCAAGGGAGTCACGTATTGTAGCTTCAGTGAACTTGTTACCAAGAGCATCAGTGAAATCCGCAAGGATCCTATCAGGGTCAGTACTAATAACACCTGTTCGGTGAGCCATAGCACGACTACCAATCTGCATACCAAGTACAGCAACACCATTGGAGATACCATCAACTTCGATAGGACGCATAGTGGATTGGAAAGGCTTCCCAGATTCAACTGAATCAAGGTACTGGCCTAGCTCCACAGCTTCTTCTATGATGTTAATAGCTTCGTTAGGATGCTTAAAGGCTGCTTGGATGAACCTAACAACTTCTGCATCGCCAACCAAGGCATCTATCTGTGGCTTAACTTCACCTACAAAGGCTTGTATACCACTCACCTGACCAGTCTCTCTGTCCATATTGAGATTAAGTGTGGAAGCAACTGCATTATCAGAGTTGTAGTTGTCCATGATACCCTTGATCTTACGACCAACCTCAGCAATCCGCATGACCTTATCGTCCTTCATCTGAATACGTGACCTCATATCCTTAAGGATCTTCTCAGGTGTCAGGTTAGGCTCAGGAAATA